TTTGATGATGCTAATTGGGTAGGAGTGGTTCAAGGAGCAAAAGAAGGACTAAGACAAGCAGGGTTAGATGTCACATATGAAAAGATTATTCTTAACGAAGTTGAGAATCCAGACCAATGGTGGAATGGGATTTATGTTGTGGTAGCTAAAAAGACAGACAAAATTTTTACAAACTTTATATCATGAAAACAATAGACTTTTTTTCAGCAGTACCAGGATTAGCAGAAGCACATCCAATTGTTAAAGCAAAAGATATACTTCCAGAATGGGTAAAGAAATGTAGAGCTGATTATGTAAAAGAAAAGCCAAACATACATCTAGCTAAGTGTCCTGGAATATTTGATTTGTATAGTGTTGGGTATGTTGTTCCTATGTGGCATGATGCTGTTTTAGAAACACAAGGTGATAAATTTAGATGGGCCACCCAAGATCATATGAAAAATCTTGAAAGAATAGATCATCCTATGAATGATATTCCTATCATAAGCAATCACAGTTATAATGCCATTGCAAAATATCTACCAAGAAGACCTCAAAGCATAGCAAATATAATCAAGATTGATACACCATGGAGCGTCTGTGCACCTAAAGGAGTCAAGTTTCTTATTATGCCTTTTCCATATTCAGATCACCAAGAGTTTGAAGCATGCCCAGGAATATTAGATCCAAGTATAAGCACAGAGATAAATGTACAAATGTATTGGAATGTAAAAGATAAAGCTCATACTATTAAAGCTGGTACGCCAATGCAAATAATCATACCACTTACAGAAAAAAATTATAAGTTTAATGTTAGAGATGCAACAGAGAGTGATCAACATTGGCTAAAAAAGAAAAACTATCTTGCAGATCATCAGTTCAATGTTGATAGAAATCTTATGAAGAAAGCGTATAATAACCATTTTAATAAGGACAAGCCATGGTGGAAACTCTTCTAAATAATCAGTGGTACGTATTGTATCTTGCTATTGTAATGATAGTGTCTGCCTATGTCAGAAAGAATAATACATTCACTCCATTCTTCAAATGGGTATCTACAAAGATAAAATCTAAAAGGGCTGTTGTAGGTATTATAAGTTTAGTATCAGGTGTGCTACCAATTCCTGGTAGAGTAACAGTTAGCGCTGGTATATTAAATACAATAGCACCAAACGATAGTAGAAGAGAGAAGTATGGTTTAGTAGATTATCTAAGCACACATCATTACTATTTTTGGTCACCATTAGAGAAAACAGTTATTGTACCAATGGCTGTGTTGTCTATTTCGTATGGTACATTCATAGGATTAATTTGGCCACTACTGTTGACTTCATTAATTTATATGGTATACTATATCTTCTATGTCGTCAAAGAAGATGATATAGAATTGTCTTTTGATAATGTACAGTCACAAGATGTAAAGTGGATAGATTGGAAAACGCTTGCGATACTTTCTATAATTATTGCTGCAGGAAACTATCTACAAGTTTTGGATCCGTATATTGTTGAAAGGCTTTCAAATGAAACATTGTACATGGCTATGTTCTTTAGTTTCATTGCCGCATTCTTATTAGGAAGCTCTAGTAAGTTTGCAGGGGTCGTATCAATATTGACTAGCATATTTGGTTTGAAATACTTGCCAGTATTTTTTGCATTAGATTATGCTGGGTATATGTTGAGTCCGTTTCACAAATGTTTAACTATAAGCAGAGGAATATTTAATACTAACATGATTAAATTTTATAAAACTATCGGAACGTTTACGTTCCTTATACTGCTGTCAGGTATTTTCAGCTCAGCAGTCAACGCAGAAGAAAAAGAGCAAATCGTAGAAGAAGTTGTTGTCGTATCAGCAGGTCTTCCTCAATTTGATAACGTCGGTGAATACAACCAACCAGTATGGACACTAACAAGAAAGTTTCCATCAACAAGATCATATGTTATGACGCCACCAGGCACTGTAATGTATGAGAAATGGTTTGATGTAAGAGAAAGACGAAATGGTTTACCTCAAGTAAGAATGAGAGATGAACTTGCATTTGGTCTTGGAGGTAGATGGGAATTAGATCTTTATGCACATACAGTATATGATGGTCTACCAGAACAAAGACAGTTTGGTTGGAGAGGTTTCAGCTGGGAAGTTAGATACGCTCTAGCAGACTGGGGCAAGATTTGGGGCAATCCAACTTTATACTTTGAACATAAGTTGATGCAAGGTAAGATGGGTATTGAACCGAAGTTATTACTTAGTGATAGGTTTGGTAAGTCGAGTTATATTTGGAGCTTAAATCTTATCTATGAAGCAAACATTGCAGATGAGAAAGAAGATCAAGAAAGAGAATATGCTGCAACGTATAGTGTCGGTAAAGTTATAAGTGACAATTTTACTGTTGGATTAACATCAATGTATAGATATAATGACTTTGGTGAAAAGACAGATGAGCTATATGTTGGCCCAAACTTTCAGTATAGATTTAATCAAAACGCGCATATAAGTTTCGAGTATATGCCAAACCTTAGAAATGAAGACGGTTACAAAGCAAGAAGCTATCTTATCTTTGCTTGGCGATTCTAGAATTCTTAGGATCCATCTAGTATAAATACTTCATAATCTCGGAGGTTTTATACATGGCAAATCCAACAACCAGAACAGAATTCAAAGAAAATTGCCTAAGAAGGTTGGGTAAGCCTGTAATTGAAATTAATGTAGACGACGATCAAGTAGATGATAGAGTTGATGAGGCTCTATCATATTATTGGGATTACCACTTTGATGGCCTAGATCATACGTATTACAAATGGCAAGTTACAGAAGACGACAAAACAAACAAATACCTTACTGTCCCTGAAAATATTATTGGCATTGTAGACCTATTTGATCTAGGTGATGCTACGTCTACAAACAATCTTTTTAATATCAGATATCAAATAGCTCTTAACGACTTATACGATCTATCAAGATACGAGCTTGTTCCTTATTACATGAACATGCAAAACATTAGACAGATCGAAGAGATACTTGTTGGAAAGCAATTGTTTAGATACAATAGAAATATCAATAGACTTTACATTGATATGGATTGGGATAAAATTAACGCAGGCAATTACATTGTAGCAAAAGCATATAGAATTGTAGACCCATCAACATACGCAGATGTGTGGAAAGATAGATGGTTGCTAAGATATGCAGCTGCACTAATTAAAAAGCAATGGGGGTCTAACCTTATCAAGTTTGAAGGTATGCAGCTCCCTGGTGGTGTTCAGTTCAATGGAACTAAACTTTATGACGACGCTGTTGCAGAAATACAACAACTAGAAGAGGAGATGCTAACATCATATTCATACCCACCAGAAGATATGGTAGGTTAATATGGCAACAAACTTCTTTTTCAACAACTTCAAAAGCAGCATGGAGCAATCGCTCATCGACGATCTTGTCGTTGAGTCTATTAAGATCCATGGCATAGACTGTTACTATCTAACAAAAACTTATGGAGACTATGATACTCTTCACAACGAAGACGATCTTGGCTACTTCAAAGAATTTTATGAGTGTGAGTTTTATATTAACAGCGTTGATGGTTTTGGTGGAGAAGGAGATTTCCTATCTAAGTTTGGGTTAGAAGTTAGAGACCAACTAACATTATCAGTAGCAAGAAGATCATTTGAAAATGAGATAGGCATACCAGCAAGAATCATAAGACCAAGAGAAGGCGATTTAATTTACTTCCCATTCAATGAAGCATTGTTTAGTATTAAATTTGTTGAACATGAGCCAGTATTCTATCAATTAGGTTCACTACAATTCTATGAACTAAGATGTGAGAAGTTTGAATACAGTGGTGAAAGATTAATGACTGGTATTCAAGCTATTGATGAGCTTGAGACTACTAAGTCCTTTGATACAACATTACAGACAGCTATATTCGTAGAACATCTAAGAGAAGTTAAACTCAATACAGAAGAAGGATTTGTTATTGAAGCAGATGGATATGCCTCTAACATTGACTACGATCAGGTTGCAGATGCTGATGGCGACTTGTTCCAAACTGTAGCAGGTGGTTTCTTAGACTTCTCAGAAGCAGATCCATTTAGTGACGGCGGGTCATTCTAATGTTTGGACATACATTTTATCATGCATCATTAAGAAAGTATGTAATACTTTTTGGCACATTGTTTAATGACATTATTGTTAACAGAAGAGATTCTAGCAACAATGTTCAACAGACAATCAAAGTGCCTATTCAATATGCTCCAAGAGAAAAGATGACTTCTAGGCTAGAACAAAATCTAAACCTAGATAACAGCGAATCAATCTTGTTGCCTAGAATGTCATTTGAAATGGCATCATTAAATTATGCGCCTGAGAGAAAATTAAACACTCTCAATAAGTTT